AAAGCCCGGGTCAACGGGGAGTTGGTAGTTCTGGACGGCCTTACTAGACGAAGACAATTCGAGGTGGGGCTTTGGAACAGTGACCAACCGGGAGCTTAAGCAGCAATACAGGGTTTTCAACCGAAAGTACTTCGGAAACTCGTTGCCCGATATATTCGTAGGGTACGCTGATGTTTCGTCTGGGCACGCCGCGGAGTTTATCTCGTACGAAGACGGAACCTACCGAATCCATATTCACCCTCTGATCAAACGTCTGAAACTGGACAACTACTCTCTCTTGCTTTTGGTTCACGAGATGGCGCACTGTAAACTCCGGAACGCTCCGGCCCGGGTACGGTGTGGGCATGGAAAGATATTCCAGGACGAAATGAAACGGCTCGCCAACCTGGGGGCGCTCAAGGATCTTTGGTGACGCAGCTCGAACAGATTTATCACCTAGCCAACAGTCGGTATTTCCGCGGCAGGCTTAAGAACGTGAAGATCAAGTGGGTTCGAAAAGGATTTCCGAGTTCGCACATAATGGCGCGGACCCGATCGGTTCTGGGAACTGTCCCAAAAGGAAAACGCAAGTTCCTGATAGAACTAGACTGGGCTCTTCGTCGATACCGGTCCGTCACGATCATGACTGTAATCCACGAACTTGTCCACGTCGAACAATGGGATAAGGTCAAGACAGGTCGGGAACACGGTCGTCTTTTTCAGAACCGGATGAAAGATTTAGCTGCTAAAGGCGCGTTCAACGGTCTGTGGTAGCAGTATTTGTGGGGTCGGTTTACGCCCCTGACGCAACACAACTCACCCCTCAAAGGAAACAACAAATCATGGCACGTCAAGACTCCTCGTTCGGTATCCAGAATTTCCCGCAGACGGTTGCGGTCACTTCCAATACCCCGCTCCTCGCTCCTTCCGCTTCCGGAGTTTATCCGGGGCTCCCTTCCCCCGAGTTCCCGTTGTCCACCAGCTCTTTGCCCACGGGTCTTTTCGTTGGCATTCCCGCCGACATCGCGGGCAGCGTGTTCGACGGACACCCGTTCGAAGTCTCGCTCGCCCTCAAGGTAACCTCGACGGCCACCACCAATTTCCAGGTTAGCCTGTATAACGCTAAGAACTCCTCGTTTTCGGCGGGCTCTGGCGCGGGCACAGCGGGTGGCTATACTCTCGGCACGCTCGGCACTGGCTGCACCCTGCTTGTTACGGGTACCGGTACCGCTGGTCTGACGGCCTCGCAATCGATCAACTACTGGCTGAAGGCGCAGTTCGTTTGGGATTCGGTTACGAAGATCCTCGCCTACACGACCTCCACGGCCTACCTCAACGGAGCCTCGGTGGCAGCGGGCACCACGGCGAACGCTACGGCGGTTGGGCTGACGGATCTGAACTTCATCCCCTCGTTCACGATCGCTTCCGCTGCTACGACCTCGATCGTGGTCACGGAATTCGTCATTAACCGGCTCTAATCCATTTAGAATCAGAACCTTAGGGGGTGGAAACACCCCCGAGGAGTCCCAATGGAATTCCTGCTAGTTGCCGTGTTCGGCGTTGGGCTCGCGTTCCTGATTATCCTGGCGATCGGCCAGTACCTGACCCTCGAAGCTATCCGGTTTGAACTGGAGGAGTACGCAGAGGATTGCAGGGAGGTCGAGCGGATTACGGACGACCCGAGAATCAAAATTCATTACAAGGCTGTAGCCAACCGGTTGTCCGGAGTGCTCGGCAAATACTTTCCGGAGAACTAAATGGCCAATTCTCTCAACAGTTTACCCCTAATTATTGATACGGATATTACTTCGTATCGTACTACGTCAGGTGAACGACTCCAAGGCATCCGTGTCCAAAAGCTGACGCTGGCCGTCGGGCCCGGTGGGGCTTCGACCGCGGGCACCGTTACGATCACGGCTCCGTCTGATAGCTCTACGCTGTTCCCCCCGATGGTTGTGCCCGGTTCGTCCGCGGCGAACACCATCCTATACGTAGACAACCCGGATTCAGGTGACTACCTGACCTGGCGGGACTTCGCCGTTACTGGACTTACTGCGACGGGAACGCGCTTGTTCCTCTGGTGGACGGTCTAATGCCTGATCAGAAGAAAAAAGGCGTCGTCGTCAAGGTAAAAGTTAAAGTCAAGGTCCCGGTTTCGGGGTCCAAAAAACTAGTGGTCAGGAAATAACATTATGGCAAAAGAACACTCACGAGCGAAGTCAGCCCTCAGCGGCGGCCACAAGTCAAAGTCTGGCGGCAAGCCCCATTCGATCCACGTACGCCGCGGGCATTCGGGCGGGTTTGTAGCAACCCACCACCACAAGCCGGACGCAGACGGCCAGATGCAAGAGCCGGAAGAACACGTGATCCCCGACATGCAAAGCCTTAATCAGCACATGAGCGATTCGATGGGTGACCAGCCTCCTGCTCCCGCCGCCCCGGATCCAGCCGCCGCGCAAGCTGCCGCTCCTCCCCCGGCTGCTGGCGGCGCACCGGCAGGAATGTAATGGGCTGGTTCTCCAGGTCCAAACCTACCGTTTCAGTTACTCCCGTATCTCAGCCTCTTCCCCAGGTAGCAGCACCCACAGTTACACCCAAGGACACCTCAATGAGCTTTATCACCGCACTTGAAAGCGACATCTCCAAGGTAGAGAAAGTCTTGGAATCCTGGTGGGGCAAAGAGCCCGCCTTCTATAACGTTCTGAGCGTCGGCGTAAACATCGTCGGCATCTCGCTCGAAACGGTATTCACGATCGACGGTAATGGCCCGGCGGCCACCCTCGTTGGCAACATCGTCTCCAAGGCGCAGCAGGAACTTCTGGCTGTGAATACCTTGGTCAAGACGGTCGGTCCTACCCCCACGGGTAAGAGCCTGCTGGCTGGTGTCGCTTCAGATGTAAGTCAACTCGAAGCTGCGGCCAACATCACTGATCCGAAGAGTGTGGCTGCGTTGACGTTGGCGGTCAATACCCTCAACAACCTAGTTGCCTCCTTCCCGGTTACCGCTCCGACTCCTGCTCCTGCTGCTTAATTCCAGATAATGGAAAAGGTTCGCTCCATCCTCCGCGACTTAGCCTTGGTTACGTATATCGTGGCCGGGGTTATGTTGTGTGTCCTGCTCTACAAGGGATTCGGGATCGTGGGCGAGGTGAACACGGCTCTAACCACGGTCAACCAACCGTGCGCTCCCGGCCCCTGCGGCCTGCTGGCAAATTTGGGTAAGACTACCACCAAGGTAGGTGACGCCATAGTCACAACCCAGATTCAAGAGCAGGCGATAGGAAAAAAAGTCGGAGCCACGATGGACAGTCTCGGCACGATCCCCGGTCACGTCAACACCGCATTAGACGGGCTGACACAGACTGAGGGAACGGTAAGCCAGAGTCTTCAGACGGTGACGGCGGGAACCACGCGATCGCTAAACGGATTGGATGTTGCAGTACTCGACACCGATACCGTGATCAAAGGGTTTGTACCGGCGCAGACTGCCCTCCAGAAGTCCATCACTGACTTCGACACCCTGATCACCAACCCCGCGATCAGCCAAACGCTGGGCAACGTGCAGGTAGTCACCAGCGAGCTCGGCACCACGGTCGCCACGGGCAACCACATGCTGGACACCGCCGACAAAGTAGAAACCAAGGCTACGTACCGGTACCTCAACCCCTCGAAGAACCCGTTTGTGCGGGCCTACTATGTGGTCGAGCCCTTCTTCTTACCATCAGCCACTATCGCAGGAGCTTTGCTGGCCCACTAATATGAGTGATAAATGGCAACGGTCTTCAGAGAAACATTCGGTTTCAATACACTCAGACGGGTTCGATCCGCCTATGTCGTTCACGTTGACCCGGTGGGACAACGGCAGCGTCACCTTTTCCGCCGCACCCGTAGGAAAGTTTGAGTCGAGTGTAGTTGATATCCACGTTCCTGTTCCCGACGATCAACTCGATCCACGCTCCGGTCCTACCTTCTTAATGTGGCCGTACTCTCTGGTCAAGTGGGGCATCAAGCACCTCGGCACGACTCAAACTGAAACCGAAGCTCTGAACCCCAAGCAGGTCCTCAACAAATGAACCCAGAGATTCTTGAACGGATCCAGTTTTACGTATCGAGCACCCGGCGGATATCAGCCATCGCTGCCCGCAACCTACACGAAGCCGGACACCACACTCTGGCCGCGGAACGGGACAACGAAGTCGCTTACGCCGACCTGATCCTCAAGGATCTCCAGACGGAAAATCATGCCGCTTGAGTTCAACAAAACCCACACATACCTCCGGCTCTACTTCAACCACCGAAACGACTTCCCCAATGTGTGGAGCGTAGACGACGGTGACCCGACCAACGAAGTCAAAGTAGCCGAGCTGATCATAGAAGGCATCGGCCTGGCTAAGTTCAACGGTGAGGCGCGGTCAGAACACTCTCCCGTCGCTTGGATCGAGTACCCGCAGGCCAAGTGCTGGATCGTCGAGAACATCATGGTCATTTCGAATGAGCCTGAATACTAGGTTTCCGACAACGCCTGCACTTCTTGAGTTTGCAGAGTCCGTAGTGGCAAAATAGCTTACGGCACTTCTTGCACTTGTCTCGACGTATTCCGCTCATGTTTTTGCCTCCACTTTGGTACCGTAATCTCCGTGTTGGCGTTTCGCTATCTGCCGTTTGACCAGTTCTCGGGAAGTCACCTCGACCGCACCCAGTTCAACTGCCTTAGATCGCTTAGCTAGGCACACGTCGAAGTGTTCCTTGTACGTCCCGGGATACTGAATCCACTTTCTGCGGACTCCGATCGCGTCCACCATTGCCAACAGCTCTTCAGTGGTATCGGCGCTCATGTGGCACATGATCATCCGCCCATAGCCCGCTTGCATGTCGTCTACGTAGACACTCACTGCGGATCGCCCGTCCCGCCCGAGTAGTGCGTGATCTCCACAACGATCGGTGGATCGGAGCGGAGGGAAGGTTCCTTGCTCTTGTATAACTTGCAAACTCCTCGACTTTCTCCGTACGGATGGTCCGTCTTTTTCCCGCCACAGGTCGCGCAACTAGTATCTTTTTCGCTCATCCCGTATTCGCTCATCCCGTAATTGTACCACACTTGTCCAGATAATGGAAAGGACCCCGTGAAAATTTCAAAGCGCGATATCGAAAGTATGCTAGGCATCCTCGACTACCGCCCCGAAGAGACTGAAACCTCCTGTACCTTCCGCCGGTATTCTCTGACTGCTGCACGAACCCCCGCAGGCGTCCTCGTAGAGTGGTTCAAAAAGAATACCCGGGAGCCAATCGAAGCCGACGGATTCTGCTAAACAATGCCCGAAGTCCCCGACAATCAAGATCGCTTCGACCTCCTATGCCAAGAGCACGGCGGCGACAGCAAAATCCCGAACGAAGAACTCTACACCTACCTGCTCTCAGTGCGGGAAGATCTGATCAACGTAGCCTCCCTTGGGATTGAGCACATCCGGGCGTCGCGGCTTGGTATAGAAGTTCGCCGTCGCTGCCAGACCGACTTGATGTGGATGGCCCGGTACTTCACCTGGGGCACGAACCCGATCTCAGACAATGGCCTCCTCCCCTTCGAGGAAAACATCTTCGACGAAGAGTACTACGGGGCCTTCCCCAAACTCTTTACCCAGAAAGACCCGTCCAAGCCCCTCAACCAACAGTCTGAAGTCAAGACTCGGTTGTTGCTATGGCCCCGCGGCGGCGCAAAAAGCACATTCGACCACATCGACACTGTTCAGTGGATCCTCTGCTTCCCCGCCATCCGCATCCTCTACCTGACCGCCGAGAAGAGCCTGGCAGAAGGCTTCGTCGGAGAGATCAAGGGCCACTTCTACATCAAAGAAGAGCCGTCGCTGATGAATCTCTTCTGGCCGGAGTTCTGCGTAGAAGAAGGCAAAGCCGGGGCGATGAACACCTTCACCTGCCCGGTGTACGCCGCCAAGAAGACGGGCCGCAAGGAACCCACGGTCTACGCCTCCTCGGTAGGCAAGAACAAGGCTGGCTGGCGTTACGAACTGATCAAGGCCGACGACGCGGTGTCCGACACCAACTCTGAGACCGCCCTGCTGTGCGAGAAGATTTCGCGCGCGCTGTTCCTGGCCGAGAAGCTGCTGGCGTTGGGCGGCTACTACATCGACTACATCGGCACCCGGTACGCCGACGAGGACCACTACGGCGTCCTGCTCTCCAAGAACCTGGGCGACATCCAGATTACCAAGGGTGTTGGCTGGGAGTTCATGGAAAACAAGTCCACGAATTCGAACATTCTTATCGGCAAGGCCATCCAGATCAAGCCCGAAGTAGCAGAGGCTCTGGAGCGCGAAGGCAAGCCGGTCACGTACCACGAAGCGGGCCCAGACGGGTGCATCCTCCTGATGCCCCACAAAATGAGCTTCAACTGGTGCATGGTGGATCTCGCCAAGGATGAGAAGTCCTTCGAGGGCCAGCGCAACCAGAACCCCCGCAATGCCTCGCAGATCGGTTTCGACCGGGCCATGCTGCTCAAGGCCACCGTTCCGTTCACCAGCCTGCCCCGCGTCGGGCCTTGCTCCCAGGTATGGGACTTGGCCTCCAGCCAGAAGAAGGGCAGCGACTTCACAGTCGGCACCTCGATTGTCTGGGGCGAAGAAGAGCAGGTAGACCCCGACGGGCGGCGCAACGGCCAGAAGCAGACCACCGGCTACGTCCGCAAGATCTTCCGCGATCGGCTGCTGCCCCACCAGATCGTGGCTTCCATTATCCGGATGATCCAGGAAGAGCACCCGTTCGTAGTAGCGATCGAGAATGCTCAGGGCGCGACCTACCTCAAGGACTCCATCATGTCCGCGGCGTTCCGGACACAAGACCCGTACGTCATCGGCATCTGCGCCGGGATCGACTGGTTCACCCCCGAGCAGCAGAAGGACGCCAAGAAGTTACGCATGGGGTCGCTCCACCCGTGGATCACCGAAGGCCGCCTAAAGTTCGCGAACTACTGCATGGAGGCCAACCCGGCCCCGAACAACAAGATCGAGATTGTCTACAACGAGTTCGAGAAGTGCATGTATGACCATCACCACGATGACATACCGGACAATTTAGGCTACCAAACCCGGTACGCCCCGCGCGCAACGCAGGCTATCATCGAGAACAACACCGAGATGTTCAGCTTCATCGACCGCATGGGGTGGAACGAAGTTTTCGAAGAGGGTTCTTTTGACCCACGCTCTGGCATTCTGCTTCGGACGGACGCCGAGGGAAACACGGTAGTGTTTGACCCCTACCAACCACCTCCGGATGATTTCTCCCCGCAAGAGGACTTCGCGTATTCGGCCCCCAGCGGGATGGACAACATCTTAGGGAGTGGGATTTTTGGCTGAAGTTTTGTCCGTGGCTAAGGAATCTGGAATGTATTCTACGTAACATTCCCAACCGCAGCGTGGACAGTACCGTTCATCGTCCCACATGCTCCGTTGACAGCACTTGCTGCGTAGTTTCTTCATTTCCGTCTCCTATTCGACTTGCATTAGCAGTTCGCATACTAAATCTTCGAGGGCGTTCGCCTCAGCCTTTGTTAGCTTATCGAACGTGCCTTTGTGCAGCGCAGCCTTCAACTTTCTAGCCGTTCGCATGTCAATGCGGAAATCAAAATCTCGTTCGTCCTTCATTTCTTTTCTCCCTCAAAGATTATCGCAGGAACTCGGAGATTCACCATATCATTCGCCAAGTTCATTGCATGGTTCATTCGCTTCTCCATATCTCCCGATAATTGCGTGCCGAAAACCCATAGTAAGTCTCGTAACTCTCCTTGGTTCTTGGGTAAGTCTTCCGCCACCCAGTTGGCGAAGAGTTGGGCGTGAAGAAGAATGGGTTCGTAGCGAAACGCTGTTAGTTTCTGTTCGCCCCATACCTTTTCCTCGCGCTTGGGGGCAATCTCAGCCAACCGTTCCATGAGAGTTTTCTTGTTACAGGCTGGACACGGATGGCCCGGGCTGCTCATAGTTTCCGTAAACGAACGGAATCCGCTCCCGCCGCAACGCCAACATCGTTCGTTCTTGCTGTTCTCTGTTTCCATTATCTGGAATCTCCTAGAACGGGAACCATTTGTCATAGCACTCGGACGAGCAACAGCTCTCTTCGGTCAGGTACATTGGCTTGTTACAAACACCACAGAGATGGTGCCGATAGTTTGAACGGCGCTTCCATTTCGAGCGAACTGATCGCCACCATTCGACCAAAGGTACCCCAGCTTGGCGGAAGTCGGCGTCATATACCCAAATCCCGCATCGGCCACAACACCCGTGGTCTTCAGGCTCGTCGCTTATCCAGCAACCGAAAAGACGGCATCTAATATTCATGATCGCTCCTGTAGCTTATTCCACGCATCCTGGGCGAGAGTCTGAGAATCTTCGATTGGCGGAAAATCTTTCTCCCACCCCGTCTGGCAGTTGAAGTCGTATTGTTTAGCAGCGTACGCCGCGAGAAATGTGGCGATGTACGTCTTCTTAAAATCGTCTTCGTTCATCATCTGGAAATTCTACCACACATGCGCATAGAAGTCAAGATCGTAGACGACGACGGCACCGTCTTATCCGAGCACAAGGCCGACGCCTCGACTCCCTCCCAGTGGCGGCCCCCGTCCGGACAGAAATTCATCTCCGACATGCCCCGCCAGTCTGACGCCCCCGCCACGGGTATGTACGAACTCTTCGGGATCAGCTTCCAACCCCACGTACGAATCGACCGGCCCAACGGCTACGTAGCCCCTCCGCCGGGCCCAAGTTTTCCGCAACTGAGTTTTGGTTCCGGGTCCCCTTCATCTATCTCTACCGGCTCGCTCGCGGGCCTATCCAAAGGATAACCTATGTCTGACTCTCTCATCAAACTCAGCGGCAACCTCGAAAATCCGCGCGATTGCAAAGCAACTGACTTCCCCGCTGTCGGGCCTTCGGGCGCGGCTGGCATGTCCTCGGGCGCAGGCAAGCTCGTCCCCCAGAACACCAACCAGGATGGCCCCCGCCACACTGAAGATGGCGGCCCGGGTATGCCGGTTCCGTCCGATCGCTCCCGCGTGATCTCTGAGAACTTCAAGGTCAGCGTGAACGGCGGCGAAGGTGGTATGAAGAGCACCGCGGTATCGATCCCGGGCAGCGTGGATCTTTCCAGCGGTGCGATGTCGCCCACGGCAGACAAGCAAACTTATTGAGACCGGTGATAATGAGTCATAAATGACACCTAAAAGCCCTTAAAGGGTTGTTTACGGCTCATTATTATGCTATAATAGTCTCATCCAATGTACACCATATATCTGATTCAGAACCACGTCAACGACAAACTCTACGTTGGCCAGACCAAATGCGGCGTCCCGCATCGGTGGAGAAACCACCTCAAAGACCTACGGAAGGGCGAACAACAGCCCCTCTACAAGGCTATGCGGAAATACGGCGTCGAGAACTTTACCTGCGAGCCGTTTCTCACCGTTGAGACGAAAGCCGAGGCTGACTACCAGGAACGCATCTGGATTCTCCTCTTCGGCGCGCACATCTCCAAGCACGGGTATGTCTGCACTTGGGGAGGAGACGGGTGGACCGGCATCAGTCCGCACATGCGGAAGGCTCGGGCCAAGACTCTCAAAGCTACGCTGGCCGCGGATCCTACTCGACATAGCCACTATCGGGCTGATATTTCGACCGAAGAGATTCGACATCTCTACGTTGATGAGATGCTGACGCGCAAAGAGATCGCCGCCAAGTTCAATTGCTCGACCGAGTTGGTAACCCTGCGCATGAAGAAGGCTGGTGTTCTAGTCGGGCAGGGTCGGCACAGGCACGGGTATAAAATTCGCCCCGAATGTTTGGTCAACAAACGGTCTATTGGCGGCGAATCAAACCCATTATACCGCTCGGACGTAGATAGCGTCCGCTTGGTGCGCCTTTACCAAAGCGGACTTACGCTTCAGGAAGTTGCGGATACTCTGGGATGCTCAATGGGGTGCGTCAAAGGAAGGCTAGACGGCCTCTCCATCGCTCTCCGACCCTCCAATAATCTACCTCAAGAGCGCCTAAACACCAACAGGATGCTCGAACTTTATCAGTCCGGAATGTCCACGAAGGAAGTTGGACAGGCTCTCGGCTGCACATCTGCTACGGTTCGCAACCGATTAAAGAGCGTTGGAACGGCTCTAAGACCGTCCAAATTCGCCCCGAGGAACAAAAATGAACTTGCCGGAAGCCCCATATAACGTTTATGAGCAGGTAACACCTGCCGAAGCACGGGGCTTTTTGTCCGAGGGCGTGTGGGAAGAAAATCCAGCCCTCAAATTATGTCTTCAAGACGCGGAACGCGCTGAGAAAGCTGAGTTGAGTAGGCAATTTTGCCTCGGCTGGGTAGCCGCACAGACCCTCTACCAGTCCCCTTTTCAGCCCAGATACTGGCCCGGAACCCAATCTGAGGCCGCTTCGATCAGCTTTTTCACGGTCGCAACGGCTGTAAATGGCATAGTTCCGCAGGTAATGTCCGGGTTATTTTACGAAAACCCGCCGTTTATGGTGCAGGAACGGCCCGGAACGACCGCCCAACTGGCGCGCGCGACCTCCGCTTTGCTTGCTTACCAGCTCGACGACATGGATTTCCGGGCCGAACTGAAGCTCGGAATCTTCAATTGCCTGCTGTTTGGCACCTCCATGTTCCAATGGGGCTGGGAAAAGTTCACCCAAGAGCGCAAAATAGTCAAGCGGAAGAACCCCTCCGTCGTAATTCCGTCCGGAATCCCCGGCGCGCCTGACACCCGCATCTCCGATGGTGAACTCGAAGAAGAGATCATCGAAGAAGTAATCGACCGGCCCACGTTCGAGCACATCGTAGACCTCCGCGAAGTCCTGGTAGACCCCGGGCTACGTGTTCCGGACATCCGCAAGGCCAAGTACGTCGTCCGCCGCCGCTACATGACGTGGGAAGACCTCGACAAGCTGCGGGACCGCGAGGGATACGATATCCCGTCCCGCGAAAACCTCATGATGCTGTTCATGCCGCCCGCAGAGACGGCTGATCCGGCTATCGGGGAAATCGGCGGGCGCAACCCGCTCTGGGAAGCCCGTGCAGAAGCCCGCTGGGATACCACGACCGCCGACCCCTTCCAGAAACCCCTAGAGGTACTGGAGCGGTGGGACAACGGCACGTACATCGTGGTGCTCCAGAAGAAACTGGTCATCTACAACGGCAAGAACGTCTACGGCAAGATCCCGTTCTACTCTATCGGCTGGTGGAATATCCCCGGCGGGTACTGGTCGCTCGGCCTCGGGCGCACGATCGGCTCCGAGCAGCGCCTGATGACCGGCATCACCAACCTGCTGCTGGACAACGCCTCGTTGAACCTGAACACCCCGCTCGTCCGCGTCCGCGGCAAGAGCATCCCAACTCAGTCAATCCGCATCTGCCCCGGCAAGATCATCGAGGTGGATACCAAGGGCGACCTTGAGCCGCTTCAGCGCCTGCCCGCCATCCCCGAAGCCGGGGAACTTATGGCGATGTCGCAGGGCCGCGCCGACACCGTCTCGGGCAACAACCCGATCATGGGCGGCAACGCAGGTTCCTCGGGCCACTCCAATCTCGCGCGCAGTTCTGCCGGAGCTCAGGCTCTTGCGCAGGGCGCGTCATCGGGCATCTCGGAGTTCATCGACAATCTGGCCGACCAGGTCATCGTGCCGCTGCTCTACGACATGCAGCAAATGAACCGGGAGATGCTACCCGAGTCGCAGTTGAACTTCATCATGTCGGAAGAGCTGAAGCACGAGTACGTGCAGTCCGGCGGCGACGTGATCGACATCCTGAACGCCCGAGTGAAGTTCTCCATCCTCGCTGGGTCCAAGATGCAGACGCGCCGCAACATGGCCCAAGCGCTCCCGATGCTATCTCAGTTCCTGTCCAACCCCGAAGTCATCTCCTCGCTCTCGATCGAAGGCAAGAAGGTCAACGTGATGGAGGTGGTCCACATGTGGTTTGAGGCCGCCGACTTCAAGAACCTGAACGACGTGATCGTGGACATGACCCCGCAAGATCTTCAGCGGCAACAACAGCAATCGCAGGGTGGGCAGATTCAACAAAAGGCGCAGGCCCAAGCACAGCTTCAGGCGCAGAAAGATGCCGCGGCTGAGCAAAGGGACGACAGCAGCAATATCGCAAGAGCAGCCCGGGATGTATTAAGGGAAGGCTTTAAGAAATCTGTGGAACCCCTTGAATTAACAGGAGAACCCTCCGCCCAAACCGGATTTGGCTCAGACGTTTAGTCCAGATAATGGAAAACCCGTTCAATCGGATTGATTGAAGGAGACAGAATGAACACCCCCAACCCAGATAGACTTTCCCAACAAGGCCCCAGCGAGTACGACACCCTGTCCGACGAAGACCTCCGCAAGCTGATCAACGACGCCGCCCGCCTCAAAGGTCGCGCAGGCAATCTCGGCCCGATCCGCGTTCCAGCCCAGCCCGGCTACGTAGACTACGACGCCCAGTTCGAGGCCCGCAAGTGACCGACACCGAAATCGACGCGCTGGAAATAGACCTCGCACTCTACGACAAAGGCCGCCAGCTCCGGGTCGTCGTAAACACCCCCGCATGGGAGACGGTGATCCAAACACTGGAAGACTACCGGGACGCCGCCAAAGACGACCTCATCGCATTAGCCCCGGGCGACACCACAGTTCCGACCGCGCACGCAGCCGCCGCCGCCCTGGATACGCTCGTGGCCCACTTCAAGCAGGACATAGCCAAGGCGATCGACGCCGCCGCTAACCCCTCAGATGAAGTCAAGGAGTTTCTGTTCGGGGCGCGGGAACATCTGGACGTGGCGAAGGCGATGGAGCAGCAGGGCTAGCATCCTCCGCCGATTTTCTGGGAAGTAATTATAAATTGAGTTCCTTCTGGAAGTACTCGAACCCAATGGTCGAAGCTATTCATCGGAATGCCTTGCGAATTGGTCCAGCAGGTACCCACGTAGGCGTAAATTTCGCCCGCACGATCCTCTGCAAATAGCCCAAAGTTTACCGAAGACAGTTTTACATACTCGCTGACAACTGCCGGTTCTACTCGTTGAAGTTTCATGTTTCCTCCGAGCTTTAATTGTACCACAGATTTCCAGATAATGGAATTCTCAAATTGAGAATCTGTTCTCAAAACCGCAA